TCTCAATGATTTTGCCCAACCGGGTCTGCTGTCACCTACAGTGATGATAGTAGTGCTATCCTCAAAGTGTTCATTGACTATAGGTAGCTTGTCTACGTTCTCACGTTCTACAGAGAAGCCTACACCTGTGCCACACATAAGTATATACATACACTCATCAAATGAACGTGGACTATCTACAGGTATATAGCTACAGTTATAACCCCCTACATGGCATCTATCTAATGCAGGTCCTGATGTCATCAAAGCTCTCATGCTTGGCATGACTCCTAAACTCATTATTTGATTAGTTAGCTTTTCTTTAAGTGCTTTAGTCACAGTATAGTTATGATTATTTTTTAAATGATTGCTCATATAATCAAAGTATCTATCTACTGTTTCAGACCAATTCTCTCTTCTCTGTTCATTATCTTTCCATCTTGCATAGCGAGAGAGTGCTATAAAGTTTTGATAATCTGTAGGTAAGTAATTATTAATCATATTTTTTATTCTCCATTATTGTTCTCATATTAGTTATATTAATTCCGTCTATCTCATGTACTAAATCTTTTATGTACTCTTGTATTTCTTCGTCTAATCTGCCATCTGAAGGTATAGGATATTCTTCAGGGTCTACCTTCAATGTAAGCATCATATTAACTTTTACCATCGTATACCTCAATAAGTTTATTGAGATACCATTGTGCTTTCTTTAAATCTTCAACACCATTCTTATACCTGTATCTCCATAGGTACTTAACTATATTACCTTGCAAGTAATAATCAAATCCATTTGTTAACATAGCTTCTAAGGCATCGATAGTTTCAATACCTGCTTTATTGTAATGTTCAGGACTGTTTACCATATCTTTCTTTTCCATCTGTTTCTCCTTCTCTGCCATCATTCTCATATATTCCATGTGTCTCATATCTTTTATATATTCTCCGTTTGCTAATGTCAATGATTATTTTCTTTATCAAATTTAATTGATATAACATTTCCTGATACATCATGCACTGTTGCTTTTTGGGGTAAATTATTATTTGCAGGTTCTGTAGGGGTGCTCATGTAATCCAATACTATATCTTCAAACTTCTTATTATCTTGAATTAGTGACAAAGCCGCACAACCCATTTGGCATATTTGTTCTAATTCATAAAAACTATCGTCATCTAAATTAGTCTTCCTAGCATTAATAACTAATTGAAAAACTCCTGTATATTTACCCTCATCGGTAACATCAGGAACTATTTCTATAAAAAATTGATTGCCTTTATTATCACATTTCATTGTCATTTCTTTCTCCTTATTTTAGCTCCTACAAATTTTATAAATTTAGGATGTTTGTTTTTACCTTTTTCCTTTAACCAATCTTCAGGTATGATTCTATCGTAATATCTGAACCCATACTTGATACACCATTCTGCGTAACTTGATTTTGCTCCTTTACTTAACTTGGCTTTACTATTAGTAAATACAAATCTTATATCTAATTTAGGATGTTGTTTCTTTATAGCTAAGTGTTTTCTTCTGTCAACTGCTAAGAATCTACCTTTAGTTTCAATAATAATTCCATTTTTAAGTATAAAATCAGGAGTATAGGTGCGATAGGCTAAATCTTCCCATTCTATTTTGATAGATTCGTACTCATACTTGTACTTTATCGTATCAAGAGCCATAGAAATCTTATGCTCTAGTCCACTCCTATACCCATACTTTATTGCTTCTCGTCTTACCTTATGAGGTGACACTTAGAAGTTTCGCCATGTTATACCTGAGAAAGGATTGTAAGCAGGGGTATATCCCAAGTTCTTTAACTCTTCCTTAACTGCTTCTTCAGCTAATCTTTTAGCTTCCATAGCATCACGCAAGCCTGATGTACGCATTTCACGATATTCTTTTTTAGCTTCGGATAATTGCTTTTCCATTTCTTCGATATTAGATTTTAATTCGTCAAGTGATTTACTCATTTATGTACTCCTTTCTCAACTCAACATACGACACAATCTTAGGGAATTGTGCCTTAGACATTACGGATGGTAACTCTTGCAAGTTTTCCCAACACGAATTTTTATAGTCACAGAAACTACAATTAATTCCTAAGACTTTGTTGCCTGTAGGCTTTCCCCTAAAAAATTCTTCTACAGGCTCAAAGCAACGTTCAAAGATATTGTCTTTAACCTTTTGAACAGTAGCTTTAATTTTGTTCATCTCCTTTGTTTCATCTACAGAGTTAGCAGACACGTACTTGAATTTACCATTAGCTTTGTTGACTACCCACCAACCACCAACTTTTTTCTTGGCAGCTTTTGCATAGCCAACTAACTGTGCTATATATCCAAATGCATCTCCCTGACTCAAGGTATCAAAGGATTCAAACTTATTATCGTAAGACCAACTTGAAGCAGACTTAACATCGTCAACTGCACCATCAATAACTAAGTCATAAGTACCATTTATATGTGTGTCATTAACTTCCAATGATACATTTTCAGGTTCTTCATACTTAACTCCTGATGCTTTGAGCAAACCTTTAAATACAGCTTCAACTATATCCCCTAACATCATGTTCATCATAAAGTTATTAGGTTTACCTGTGGCTAATTCAGGTTTGTTTTTATCAAACCATAGCTGACATGTAGGTCTACCCAAGTTAGACATACGTAATTTGAAGTCTTTACGACTCTCTCCACTCCCAAACTGCTTACGTAGTGCATCCATTACGTCTTTACCTACCTGCTCTATCACTTCGTCAGGCATAGTAGTTTTACCATTTACTGCATCAGACATATACTGATGCACTAGCAGTTCGGCAGGGTGAGAAGGATTAGGCATTTGCTGATTCCATCTCAACATCAATGAAATCATCCACAGTCTTCATATCATCGTGAGATAAAACATCTTGCCTTTCAGCAACTGCTGTATCCCATTTAGCTATGATACCATCATTATGAACCTTTATCCAATCCATAAAGTCTCCAAAAGTTTTGTGGTCTTCCTCAGTTATATCTAATTTATTTGTTAAATCTAACTTAACATTAGATGTATAAAAAGTATTTCCACTATTACCTTTATGCCCTGTAGTGCCATCTAAGTCTATGATATGCTGTAATGGTAGTCTTTCCATCTTAGCAAACTTAGAGAACACACCACCTAAAGCTTTGTAGTCTTCCCTATTATTAACTTCCCATAGTGCAGGAAAGCTAGAAAGTTCTTCATCCACTTCTTTGCCATCTATGGCTTTTACAGGTTGTAACATTTCAACCATGCCAAATACAACTCTGTATCTCTTTACAGCTTTTATAGATGCCTTAACAGTTTCAGATAAAGAATGATAATCTTCTACAAAACCTGCTGGTTTTCCACAGTTAAAAGTTCCTGCATCATCCTTTAAATCTATGTTTAGATTATCTGCTAATATAGATGAAGTATAAAATCCCTTCTTCTCTCCTTCTTTCATAGAAGTATTTTGAGTCCATCTCTTGTACATAAAACGTTGTAGAAATGGTCTAAACCTAACCTTCTTCGCAAAGAAAAATTTAGATGGGTCTCCAACTTCTTCTAATCTATATGAACCACCATCTACTACTTCTGTGGTTATTTCTTTACCCTGACTATTTATATCTTTTCCCATAGTAGGATTATGCCAAAGCCTAAATCTATTTAGTATATTGGTCTTTTTATCTGTAGACATTGTAGGCACTCCCATAGCTTTCGCCATAGTTGCATAATTATCTGTATTTATAGTTACTACTTCATTCATTTTATTTTTCTCCTTTCAAAAGAATCCTAGTTATATCACGACACATCTTTAGTGTCAAGCCAATTATCTCCTATTTTCGCTTCTAATAGTAAAGGTACATTAAATTCTATTCTAAAGGTTTTATTTATCAAAGTATTTAAAGTTTTATTTACATTACGAATAATATTCAATACGTCTTCCTCTTCCTGTGGGTGAATATCTATTACTATAGAGTCGTGTACAGTATTTACCACACATGAATTATACTTGTCAAGTGCTTTATCTATTTCTATTAAAACTAATGGCACTACATCAGCAGTAGCAAAAGATTGCACAGGATAGTTTTTTATTTGAGTAAAGTAGGACACACTACCATTACTCCTTCTCTCTACATCAGGAAAAGAAAACTGCCTACCTGAAGGTGTCGTAATCATATTAGTTTCTAAAGCTTCTTTAGCCAATCTGGAGTGCCATGATGCAACTCCTTTGTACTTTTGTGTGAACTGTTCATAATATTTTGCTTCAGCAGACGTTCTCCCAAATCCTGTTGCTCCATAGAGGGGTGCAAAGGTATGAGCTTTTGCTTCTTGCCTAGAAGTCTTCTGACCTGATTTCGTAATGACCGAAGCAGTGTATGCATGTACATCAAATCCATCTCTTATCTCCTTTATAGCTGTTTCATCTTGTGATAAATAGGCAGCGGTTCTAAACTCTAACTGTGCAAAGTCAGCTTCCAATATCTTGCCACCTGCCCAACGTGATACAAATACTTTTTTAACAGGGAACGTACCACCTCTAGGCATGTTCTGCATGTTTGGGTCTGCACCACTAAACCTGCCTGTGGCAGTTCTGTGTTGTAATAATCTAACATGAAGCCTACCATCTGATTTAACATGAGTACTAATACCCTCAACAAAAGATGATAAATAAGTATCTAAGGCAGACAATCTTTGTAAATCAGTTAAAAATTGCACTGCATCTGTTAAATTATTTTTCTTAGCCACATTACGTAATATATCTAAGTATGCTTTATTTGTTGTAAACCCATTAGCACTTATCCATTTAGCATTAGGTGCAGAGAATTTTAATCCTGCTACTATTCTCGTATCATTAAATAAGTAGCCAAGAGTATTACAATTATTA